ACAGTTATCAACGCACTAGCTAATGCCGATCGTGGCATGATCGACGCAATCAGTCGCGAAACGTTAACCGCTACAGGCATGACTTTCGAGCTGCCTAAGGTCACAGCGGTTCCAACTGTTTCAGATATTGCCGAAAATTCTCCAATAACAGAATCAAGCTTAAGCGCAACTTATCTAAGCGTTCCTGTAAATTCTTTCAAGGGTCGCGCAATCTCAACGATCGAACTTATCGACCGCTCAGACCCATCGTACCTAACAGCATTACTCCAGAATTTGGAATTTGCTTACGCAAAAGCGACTGAGGATTTCGTAACTCTCGGAATTTACAACGACGGAAGCTCAACAGCACAGGCAGCAAATACAGCAGCAGGATTCCTCGGCTATACATCAAAGGCTTGCGCCGACGTGTATGGATCATCACTAGGATTCGCTCGTTCACTCGTAGTTTCTCCAACACAATGGGGCAACATCATGGGCTATAACGACAATGGCGCCCCTCTTTACAATGCGGCGCAACCTAGCAACCAAGGCGGAAATGTTCGCGGCGATTCGCTTCGTGGCGTAGTTTCTCCGGGTCTAAATCTATTCGTTTCACGTTCAATCGGAAACGTCGGATTAACAACAGCTGAAGGCGATCTTTCAATGGTTGTCATTAACCCAGATTCATACACATGGTACGAGAGCCCACGTTTCGAGCTTCGCACTAACATCAACTCCGACGGCACCATCGATATTCTTTACTATGGTTACGGCGCACTAGCTCCAAAGGTCGCACTGGGCGCCCGCTGGAATAATCTCGCGTAAATAAATAATCATCGGTCGTTTCGCTCCCGAGGCGACCGAGCAGAATAAAGAGAGGATCGCTAATGCCAATTATCACCGCGGACGAACTTCGCGCCGTTCTAGGCGTTAGCGATTCTCTTTACCCTGACGCATATCTCGATCTCATGATTTTAAGTGCTGAGGGTGCGATCCTTCCGCTATTAACTGGCTATCAGTCAGCGATTACAGGGATCGAAGTCAAAGATGGCATGGCGTTCTATACGACTCAACGGATTAACTATTTCGTTCCGGGTCAAGCTGTAATTATCTCAGGCTGCGGAAATGCGTTCGATCTAACAGTTACAGTCAACGATCACAGAATCGCGCCATACATATTCACAACCGCAACAGCTGCACCAGATCAAATTTTTACACCTAAGATTCCCGCTGGCTTAGCCGTATTAAATGGCTCAACAGCTGAGGATTTATATTCAGGCGTAGCACCCGTAAAGTCGGCGCTGCTAGTCGTATCAGTCGAAGTCTTTCAGTCAATAACAGCACCGGGTAACACTACGGCGCAACTAGATTTCCAGCCTAGCCCGTTCGTGTTAGGTCGATCATTACAAAATCGCGTCGTCGGATTATTAGCTCCGTTTATTGACATGGAAACGATGGCTCAATAATGACAACAATTCAGGCTAATGTCCGCGCACCGCTAGCGACCGCTCTCGCTGGCGTAGCTGCGTCGGTTCACGAATCAGTTCCCGAAGCTCTAATCGCTCCAGCTGCGATCATTATTCCCGGAACTCCTTATCTGGAAACGAAACTAATTAGCAGCTCAGTTCAAGTCAAAATAAATTTTACAATCACAGCCGCCGTCGCGTTCAACAATAACGCGGGCGCTCTCGATAATCTCGAGAAGTTAGCACTACAGATTCTCGCGGCTATTCCGTCGGGATACGTTGTCGGCGACGTTTCGCGTCCGTCGATTACTACGTTAGGTTCGAGTAATTTTCTTACTTCGGATATTGACGTTTCCACTTACTACAAGCAAGAAAACTAGGAGATAAAATGCCAACAACAATCGTAACGGGACGCGACATCACTTTCACAATCGACGCCGCCAACTATGACGCTCAAGCAACATCAGCAACACTTACAATCGAAAGCACAATAAATACATATCAGACTTTAGACGGAAAAGCGTTTTTTACGACTGATTCCCAAGGTACTTTCGCGGTCGAAATGCTCGCGGACTGGACAGCTGGCGGATCATTGTGCGCTTCACTATGGAACGCAGCAGACACCGCACCGAATACACCTCTTTCAGTATCCTTTACAGCTGCGAGCGGATCAGTATTTACATTTGACGTCCAACCTGTATTCCCAAGCGCGGGCGGTACAGCACCGGACGCTCAGACAGTTTCACTAAGCTTTACTTGCGTGACCACGCCAGTTCTAGTATAAAAAGGAGATCGGGAGCATGAAGTTACAAATACAGATCGAAACGAACGACGGAAAAGTTACTACGACAACAGCTCAGCCACCTGAGTTCGCGAAGTGGGAACAGAAAACAGGATTCACAATTCAACAGGCGCAAGAAAAGATCGGAATTTCCGACTTAATGTTTTTGGCGTGGAACGCTTTAAGACGTGAGGCTGGCGGCAAGCCCGTTAAGCCTTATGAAATTTGGTGCGATACTGTCGTCGATATTACTGTCGGAAATGACGAAGTCCCAAAAGTCACAGCCGAGGAAGCCTAAGCTATCTAATCGTAGAACTGTCAATCGCGACAGGAATTCCGATGAGTGAGTGGGTGGACGCGGCGGATATATTGGCAGCGCTCGAGATAATGGAGAAGCGAAATGGCGGAAAGTAAGGACGTCGTCCAGTACGACAAAGCCGAACTTCGCGCCATTACTGGGGCGTTTAAGGCGATGGACGATGAAGCCATCTCTCAAGCTAAGACTCAATCGGGAGCGCTTGCTAGTTATTTACAGGGCAAGGTCATCTCGGCAGCTAGTCAATTAAATTCCGCGCCTGTTGCTAGTCGAATCGCTGAGGGTTCGCGAGTGAGTAAGTCGTCTAAAATTGGCGAGATCGGTTTCGGTTACGCAGCTCAGAAATTTAGCGGCGGCGCTACGACTCAACAATTATGGGGCGGCTCAGAATTCGGATCAAACAAATTTAAGCAATTCCCGATCTGGTCGGGATCAACCGGACGAGGATCGACGGGTTATTTTATTTACCCAACGCTTCGAGCTGAGCAAAGTTATCTAATTGCTGAGTGGGAAAAGGCGTTTACTTCAATAGTTAAGAGGTTCGACTAATGGCGGGCGATGGATCAAGAACACTTAAGCTCTCAATCCTTGCCGATGTCGATAACCTAAAAAAGGGACTGACTCAAGCTGGCGACGACACCGATTCTTTCGGAAGTAAGTTAGGCGGTTTCGGTAAAGCTGCGGGCTTAGCGTTTGCGGCAGCTGGCGCAGCTGCGCTTGCTTATGCTGGAGTATTGCTAGTTGATGGCGTTAAATCGGCGATCGAGGACGAGGCAGCTCAGGCGAAACTTGCGACCACTTTACAGAACGTCACCGGAGCGACCGACGCACAGATCGCGGCGACTGAGTCATGGATTACCACTCAGGGACTATCTCTGGGCATTACAGACGACGAATTACGTCCAGCGCTAGAAAGATTAACTCGCGCAACTGGCGACGTCGGAGAAGCTCAGAAACTGGCTAGTTTAGCGTTCGACATTTCAGCGGGCACAGGTAAGTCACTCGAAGCCGTATCTAATGCGTTAGGTAAAGCCGTCGAGGGCAATACCGGAGCGCTCGGAAAATTGGGAATCGGAATTTCGGCAGCTGATCTCAAGTCGATGAGCCTTGAGGAAATCACCGCGAAACTTGCTGGAACTTTTGGTGGACAGGCAACCGAGAAAGCCGAAACGTTTGCGGGTAAAGTCGATAGATTAAAACTGGCGTTCAACGAAGCTAAAGAAAACGTCGGATCGTTCGTACTCGACGCATTAACGCCGTTAGTATCTAAATTCGTCGATAAGGTAATTCCAGCCGTAACCGCTCTTTCATCGCAAATTGGAGAAAAGTTACAGCCTATCTTTAAGTCACTTGGATCATTTTTAACCGATTCAATTATTCCAGTATTAACCGATCTATGGGATTACATATCTGTAAACTTGTTACCATTATTTATTTCAGTCGGCGCATTTATTAACGACGTCTGGATTCCAGCTCTCAAAGCGCTATGGGGATTTATTCAGGACTACTTAGTCCCAATCTTTAAGGCTGTTTTAACTCCAGTAATTGAGGGACTTAATACTGTATTTAAGAAACTGACAAAATTCATTGAGGATAATAACGCGGTCTTTACATTTTTAGGCGCGGTAATTAGCGTGATCGGCGGAGCTGCAAAAATCCTAGCGCCTATCATCGGAACCACTTTAGGGCTTGCATTTAAGGGAGTCGGCTTACTTATTGACGGCGTAAGCCTGGCTATCTCGGGCGTCGTTGCGGGAATTAACTTAGCCATCGACGCGATTAACTTACTTATTAAAGCCTATAACGTCGTAAACAATTTATTCGGCGGTAAAGATTTAGCGCTTATTCCAGAAATTGTTTTATCTAAAGGCGCTAAAGCTGCGTCAGTTACACCAGCGGCTGCGAAAGCGGTTAAAGATGAAATCGCTAAAGAGGTGGGCGACGTAGCTAAACAAGTGGCTAAAGAAACCGCCGAAATTACAAAGACAGCTGCAAAGGCTAGTGCTGCAACCGCAACCGCCGTCGTTAAAGATGAACTCAAAGCCGGACTAGGTGGAACTACGGGCAACATTGGTGAAGCCATGTTTAGAATCCGCCAGATGGAATCGGGATTTATTCCGCCAGTCGTTCCAGTCGGGACAGATGTCGGCGAGCGCATGTTCGCAATCCGTCAACGTGAAGCGGGAATCACAGCGCCAGTCATTAACGTAAACGTTTCTGGAGCAATCGACCAAGAGGGCACAGCTCGAACCATCGTCAACACGCTAAACAATAGTTTCTTCCGCGGCACTAATGGCGCTAATGCTCTGGAATTCGCATGACAGTTTTTAATCCCATTTGGCGCGTAAAGATTCAGGGCGTGGAATATACGACTTACGTTCTGGCTAATCTAAGTATCGCCAGCGGTCGCGACAACATTTACCAACAGGCTCAGGCGGGTTATTGTAATTTACAGCTAATTAACCTTAATCAGGCGATCGTTAACATAAACATAAACGACTCAGTTTCAATCGAGTTAAAAGATTCAACAGATACGTTCGTCCCTATTTTTGGCGGAACTGTCGTCGATTTCGGAATCGAAGTTTCGACAGCTGGTAACGTCGCAATAAATCAAACCCTTAACATCACAGCTCTAGGAGCGCTAAGCCGCTTACCTAAAGCCTTAACCGATGGAACGCTAGTTCAAGATCAGGACGGCGACCAGATTTGGCATATTCTCCAAGATTTACTATTAAATAACTGGGGCGAAGTTCCAGCCGCGCTTCAATGGGATAACTACGATCCGACAGAAACTTGGGCTAATGCTCAGAACGTCGGTCTAGGCGAGATCGATCGTCCGGGCAATTACACACTAGCGGCTCGATCAGCTGATCGCACCGATATTTATTCATTGGTTTCAGCTCTGGCGC